TTACCGACTGCGGCCTGAGTTTTTTAAGTGACGTAAAACCGTGTTGAGGCCAACGCCCATAATGCGTGCACTGGCGCGGCATCCGACGCCATTCATGGCCATATCAATGATTTTCTGATGCGTACCGGGTTGAGAAGCGGTGTAAGTGAACTGTAGCTGCCATGTTTTACGGCAGTGAGAGCAGAGATAGCGCTGATGTCCGGCAGTACTTTTACCGTTACGCACCACGCCTTCAGTAGCTGAACAGGAGGGACAGCTGATAGAAACAGAAGCCACTGGAGCACCTCAAAAACACCATCATACACTAAATCAGTAAGTTGGCACCATCACCAAGGCGGCGATGGATAACGCCGGGCAGAACTGGTCAGGGTATGTGCATGTGCTGGCCGCTGACAGTGCGCCGCTGGACTGGGTGAGCGCGGTGGAAAAGGCGCAGAGGGCGGCCTCCGTTGAGGGCGTCGTGCTGACCGATGAAATGGCCGATAAGGCGACGATCAACGCGGCCGCCACGCTGCGCAACACGTTGCTGTCGAAATATGGCCGCTGGGTGTGGTTCATGCTGGCCGTTGAAGCGCCTGCTGCCGGTGAAGCCTGGGCGGATTATCTGGAGCGCCTGAGCACATTGCAGGACGGCATCGCCGCCTCTGCCGTGCAGCTGGTGCCGTGCCTGTGGGGCAATGAGCCGGGCGTACTGGCCGGGCGACTGTGCAGCCGCGCAGTCACCATCGCTGACAGTCCGGCGCGGGTGAAAACCGGGGCGCTGGTCAGCCTGGGTAACGATGAACTGCCGGTTGACGGTAGCGGTGAGCCGCTGGAGCTGGCCACGCTTCAGGCGCTGGAGCGACTGCGCTACAGCGTGCCGATGTGGTATCCCGATTATGACGGCTACTACTGGTCTGACGGGCGTACGCTGGATGTTGAGGGTGGCGATTATCAGGTGATTGAGTATCTGCGCATCGTGGACAAGGTGGCGCGGCGTGTCCGTCTGCTGGCCATTGCGCGTGTTGCCGATCGTTCCCTGAATACCACGCCGGGCAGTATTGCCGCCGCACAGCTGAGTTTTGCAAAGCCGCTGCGTGAAATGTCGCTGGCTTCGCAGATTAACGGCATCCGCTTCCCCGGCGAGGTGAAAACGCCGCTGGATGGCGATATCAGTATCGTCTGGTCATCCGCTAAACAGGTGGCGATCTACATGGTTGTTCGTCCGGTTGAGTGTCCGAAGGACATCACGGTCAGTCTGGTACTGGATACCAGCATCACGCAGGAGTCAGCAGCATGAGCCAGCGCATCAGTGGTCAGTCTTTTGATGTGAATATCGACGGCGAAATGATCCACGTTGAGAACGTGTCACTGGATATCACCGATAACACCGCCGCCGCCTCAACCCGTGGCGTGCCGGATGGCCATACCAGCGGTGACGTTTCCGCTGAGGGTGAAATCGAAGTCAGTAGCAAGGTGCTCACGCAGCTGACGGCGCTGGCCCGTTCGGCGGGGTCATGGCGCGGCATCGAGCCGGTGGATTTCCTGTTTTACGCCAAAGTGGGCAGCGAGGAAATGAAGGTGGAGGCATTCGGCTGCAAGCTGATTATCAGCAACGTGCTGACCATCGATCCGAAGGGCGGCAGCGTGACAACAAGCAAGGTCAAGTATCTGGTGACCAGCCCGAAATTTATCAACATCAACGGCGTTCCGTACCTGGAATCGTCCGCCACTGAAAGCCTTATCAGCTAAGGGAAAGCAATGCAGGAGCATGAAAAGAGTCTTTACACGCTGTTAATTATGGGGGCGCTGATCGCGCTGGGGAAAGTGCTGGCCAGCGATGAAAAAATCACCCTGCGCCTGCTGGCCGGTCGCGTGATCCTCGGTTCGGCCATCTCGGTTGCTGCCGGTGCTGCGCTGGTGCAGTTCCCTGAAATGCCGACGCTGGCCGTCACCGGCATCGGTGCCGCTCTGGGGATTGCCGGGTATCAGGCGTGTGAAGTGTGGATCCGTCGCCGCATGAGCGGCCTCAACGGGGGAAGTAACAGTGACGCTCAGTGAAAAACAGCAGTTGTTTGTTTACATGATCGCACAGCTTATCAGCTTTGCGCAGGAGAAGGGGCTGCGCCTGACCTTTGGTGAAGCGTACCGCACGCCGGAACAGGCAAAGCTGAACGCCAGAACGGGTAAGGGCATCAGTAACAGCCTGCACACGCAGCGCCTGGCCGTGGATTTTAATCTGTTCGTGAACGGCCAGTATAAAACCCGCACGGAGGATTATCTCCCGCTGGGCGAGTACTGGGAGAGCATCGGCGGCAGCTGGGGCGGGCGCTTTAAGAGCAACCCGGACGGCAACCATTTCAGCCTTGAACATAACGGCGTGCGCTGATGGCCAGAAATCTGCTGCTGATCCTGGTCAGCTGGGTGGCGGTCTTCTTTGCCGGATGGGTGTGCGCTGACTGGAAGCGGGACAGCGATACGCTGCTGATTGAGCGGGCCGCCACTGCGGCAGGCAATCAGGCCCGGCAGGAGGCGCAGACGGTGGCCAGCAATTCAGGCCGACAGCTGGAACAGAAACTGGAGGATTTAAAGGGTGCATTACCCGCATCAATCCGGACTGAAGTGGTTAAGCCTGTTTTTATTAATGACTGCCTTAGCGCTGACTATGTCCGCATGTTCAACGACGCAATGGAAAAATCAGAGCGTACCCTTTCAGGAAAACCTGAAAACTAAATGCCCCGTTAAACTCCCGCGTCTTGCGGGAACGAACGGAGCGGCGGCAGCGGAATTAATTAACCAGTGGACTGATTTATATCTGACGTGCAGCGCACGACATAATCAGCTTGTTGACGAAATTATTTTAAGAGAGAAGAAAAGTAATGAGTAAAGAAAAAATTGAACTGGCGATTGCCGGGAAAGATGTGTCATTTGTGCCGAATGTGACGGCATATAATAAATACATCAATGAAATCACCATGAATAATAAAGTCTCTCCTGCACATAACTTTCTGATGCGTATTGTTACGCCGGAAACGAAAGAAGCGCTGGAAACTATTCTGGCATTGCCGGGCGCAGCTTTACAGGTGGTGGGGAAAGTGCTGGAAGAATATACCCCTGAACTTGAGATTACCGTAAAAAACTAACCGATCGGGTCCGTAATATCGATTCTAACGGACTCGAACAATATTCAATTTTACGCCGCCACTGGCTTCCGAATGAGGATGACAGTCCGGACAGTCTCGCCGCTGCATTATGGCTGGATAACCGGTACTGGGAATATCAGCGTATTTCAGTGGCAAACGGGATTTCACTGGCTTTAAAGGGCGGCGATAAATGAGGCAGCTTGATCTTACCCTGCAACTGATTGACCGGATCACCCGTCCGTTACGCGGTGTGCAGGCAGGCATCACTGAGTTTGCCGATAAATCAAAAGCCAGTTTCCAGCGTATTGCCGTGGGCGGTGCCGGGCTGCTGGGTGTCGGGTTAGCGATTAAGGGCGCACTCGGCCCGGCGATTGAAATGTATGACGCATTGCAGGAGCAGGCGGCGCGGGGTATCGACAGCAGTGCATTGCAGCAGGTGGAACGGGACGCGAATACCTTCTCGATGGCTTACGGCAAAAGCGCGGTTGAGTTTGTGCAGTCAACAGCGGATATCAATGCCGCGATCGGCGGACTGACCGGCACAGAGCTGCCGAAAGTGACCCGTGTGGCCAACCTGATGGCCGCCGCCGTCGGCAGCAGTGCGGCGGAGTCAGCGGAATTTATGGGGCAGCTGTTCGGCAACTTCAGGGAAGAGGCCGATCGCGTCGGTAAGGTGCAGTTCGCGGAGCAGCTGGCTGAGAAGATGACGTTCATGCGCCGCACCTTTGGCGTGAATATGGGCATGGTCAAAGACCTGATGGAAGGGGCCAGGGGCGTCGGGACTAACTTCGGCGTGGGCCTCAATGAACAGCTGGCCGTGATGGGCGAGTTACAGCGCACGCTCGGGAGTGAGGCGTCCGGGGCGTATGAAAGCTTTATGACCGGCGCGGACGAGGGGGCGAAAAAACTCGGGCTGAGCTTCAAAAACACCGCCGGGCAGATGCTGTCAATGCCGGAGATTCTGACAAAACTCCAGGATAAATACGGCGAGAGTATCGCCGGTAATCTGGAGGCGCAAAAGGCGCTGGATGATGCCTTTGGTGACAGTTCGGCAGTGGTCAAACAGCTGTGGGGTAACGTGGAAACCCTGCAACGCAATATCACTGTACTGGGCGGCAGTGACGGGCTGAAGCGCACGCAGGAGATGGCCAGCGCGATGGTCAAGCCGTGGGATCGGTTTATGCAGATTCTGGAAGCCGTGCGGCGCATCGTGGGGATGACGCTTATCCCGGTGATTTACCCCTTCCTGACTCGGCTGGCTGATATGGGGCAGACATTCGGGCGCTGGATGCAGATGTTTCCGAACATCGCCCGCGCAGTTGGGATGTTAACGCTGGCCGTCCTGAGCTTTGCCACCGTGGGGGCTCTGGCCAACGTGGTGATGGGGGGGATGGGATTCATTATCACCGGAGTGAAGGGTATCTGGCGAGGGCTGCTGCTGGTGACAAAGTTGTACACCGGCACGGTCTGGCTGGCATCAAAGGCTGTCGTGGCATGGAATCTGACGCTGAATTTCGTGCGCGGCACGCTGCTCGCCGTGCGCATGGCCGCCGTGATGGCGGGTATCAGTTTTAACCTCCTGAGCTGGCCGATTCTGCTGGTCATCGGTGCGGTGGCTGCGCTGGTTGCCGGGGGATATCTGCTGATAGCCCACTGGGACCAGGTGAAAGCGGCGGTGATGGACACGGCCGCATTTCAGGCTGTGGCCGCCGTGGTGACCTGGCTGGCCGGAGTATTTGCCGACGTATGGGAAAGTATCTCCGCCGGATGGAACAGTTTTGTTGCGCTGCTGGCGGGCTTTTCGGTGACGGAAACGCTGGGACATATGGCCGCCGGGATTATGAATTTATTTGCGAATCTCTGGAATACGATTAAAAGCCAGGCGCTCGGTTCACTGAACTGGATTATTTCCAAACTGAATAAAATTCCCGGTGTGGATATCGCGGAAATTGGTGCGCCTGCACAGCCGGAATCCGTAATTAAAAACACGCTGTCAACCGGCGGGGAATTAAAAGGCGTTGAAACGGGCGGTGTGAGTAAAACCATTAACAGCAGCGCGAAATCAGTAACGGATAACAGCCGCCGGATTGAAAGGGTTGAAATTAATATGCCGAACGGCATGACGCCGCAGCAGTTATCAGAATGGCAGGAGCTGGCTGGATGAGTGATTTGTTTTATATCGACCTGCTGATTGAAAACGGAAACTTTTCTCTTAATACGGGTAATGAGCCGGTGATGTGCAATAACCGCAAAAGTATTCAGCAGGATATTGCTCACGCCATTATCGAATCGGGGATGGTGACGGAATTAATTGCTGAACGCAGTCCGACATTACGTGCCGATATTTTTACCCGGCTGGAACTGCTGATTGAAGACGATGAGCGGATTATCCCCGGCACGGTGACCGTGGACGAAGAAGCGATTAACCGGTTGTGGGTGGCGGCCAGTACCTATGAGTTTGGCGGGATTTCTTACGGGGTGAGCGTATGACGCAGAAACCTGATGTTGATTTTGCAGAGGTGGTAAAGGCCAGCGGTATGCCGACCACAGAAGACGAACTGCGCCAGCGTTTTAACGCGATTGTCGCGGAAGAGGGGCTTATCACCAATACGTCGCGTATGTCGCCCTTCTGGCGGCTGATTACGGCGATCGTCACCTCGCCGGTGCTGTGGCTGAAAGACGTGCTGATTAACACCGTGCTGGCAAACATGTTTGTCGCCACGGCCACCGGGCAGATGCTGCGCCTGCTGGCCTGGGCGGTAAACGTCACGGCGAAACCGGCCAGTGCGGCAGAGGGCGTGATCCGCTTCTGGAAGACCAGCGCAAACGCTGCGGTGACGGTGCCGGACGGGACGCGCATCCAGACCGAACGCATCAACGGCGTGGTGTATGAGCTGGTCACCGTCGGGGATTTTACCATCCCGGCAGGCAGCGCCAGCGCCCTGGTGCCGGTTAAGGCCACGGCCACCGGTGGTGCGTATAACCTTGCGCCCGGCTATTTCCGCATCCTGCCTGTAGCGGTGTCCGGCATCAGCCGTATTGCCAGTGAAGAAGACTGGCTGACGGTGCCGGGCGCGGATGCGGAAAGCGATGACGACCTGCGTGACCGCTGCCGCAACCAGTTTAACCTGGTCGGTAATTACCACTCTGATGCGGTGTACCGGTCGATGATTTCCGGGGTGCTGGGGCTGAGCATAGACCGCATCTTTTTCGAGCATGACGCGCCACGCGGGCCGGGGACGGCGAATGCGTTTCTGCTGCTGGATTCCGGCGTGGTGTCTGCACCGTTCGTGGCCACGGTGAATGACTATATCAACACCCAGGGGCATCACGGACACGGTGACGATCTGCAGTGCTTCGGTATGCCGGAAACGCTTCACGATCTGACCGTCGTGCTCTATGTGCCGGACCCGGACAACCTGAGTGCGGATGAAAAAGCGGTGATCCGGGCGGGGGTGGAAAACCTTATCCGCTGCGCCTTTCGGGAAAATTCGGAGTATGACGTGCGCAAAACGTGGCCGTGGGCGCGCTTCTCATTCTCCAATCTCGGGCGCGAAGTTCACCGCACGTTTACCGCTGTGGATTCGGTCACCTTCTCGCTGACCGACATTGTCAGCGGGCTGAACGTGCCGCGCCTGAACAGCCTGACCGTGAGTATTGAGCATGACTGATTTTGATAAAAAGCTGGCCGGGCTGCGGCTGCCGTCATGGATGCGTAATGGTGAACCTGCGGCGCTGCTGCGGGCATCGCGCCGGTTCTGGCAGCAGGTTTACGGCTGGATAACGTGGCCGGTTAATCAGTTCGATCCGCTGACCTGCGCAGAGCCGCTGCTGCGGCTGATGGCATGGGACCGCGATATCACCCGCTTTAACGGTGAGCCGCTTTCCCTGTTCAGAAAGCGCGTGGCGTATGCGTTCGTCAACGCCGGTGACGCCGGTTCGGTGGCCGGGTTTATCGCCATCTTTGGGCGTCTGGGAATCGGTTACGTGGAGCTGGTTGAACGCGAATCGGAAACCGACTGGGACGTTATCACCGTCCGGCTTTCCGATGGCCAGCTGGCGCAGAATCCCGATCTGCTGGTGCAGATCATCAGGCAGTACGGCAGAACCTGCCGCCGGTATCGGTTTGAGGTTTTGTCCGCGCTGAAACTTCACATCAATGCCGGCTGGGATGGCGGGGAGCTGGTCTGCTATCACGCCGGTGACTATATCGGCGCAGTAAACAAATCGGGCGGGGAATACATCGTTTACCCGGCCAGCACAGAAATTAATGACAACGCCGTATTTGGCGCAAAATTGTAGGTGTTTTTATGAGTCAGACGGTTATCACATCCGCATTCGAACAGCTGAAAGCCCAGCAGGCGGCCAATGGCGGCGTTGTCGTCCTGGATGAATTTGTTTTTGCAAACGTCCCGGACCTGAATATTACCGATCCGATTGACCGCGCGGAGCAGCTGCCTGACGCGTCACTGATTGTGCATCGTCAGGACGTGGGCAAAACCGGCATGGTCAATAACAATGCCGTGGTGTATTCGGTGGTGATGGGCGCGGACATCGGCGATTTTGCGTTTAACTGGGTCGGTCTGGTCAGTAAGGCCACCGGCGTGGTGGCGATGATTGTTCATGCGCCGTTGCAGCGCAAGATTAAAACCGCCGCCGGTCAGCAGGGTAACGTGCTGACGCGCTCTTTCCTGATGGAATACACCGGTGCATCAGAACAGACGCAGATCATCACGCCTGCTGATACCTGGCAGATCGATTTCACGGCCCGTCTGAACGGGGTTGATGAACGCAGCCGCCTGGAGAATCAGGACATTTACGGTCCGGCTTCTTTCTTTGGTGAAGGGTTTCGCGTCAGCAAAAATGGCGCGCAGTACTCGGTTGCGCCGGGCGTGGGATATGTCGCCGGTCTGCGTACAGACCTGCTTTACAGGCAAAACATCAATGTCAGTAAGCTGCCGGTAAAAGTCTGGGCAGATGTCAGCTGGAAAGGCACGCTGACCAGCGTCTGGGGTTCGGTCACCAGGATTGTTGTGGCGGAAAGCCTGGCGGATTATCACGAAGACGATGCGCCGCATTACGTGACGGCCATCGCTGAGATTGATGCCAGCGGGAATATCACTGACCTGCGACCGGATGCGTCAATTGCCAGTCTGCCAATGCGTCTGGCGTCTTATGATGTGGGAGACGGCACCGATCTGATTGAATGGCGTCGTAAGAAGCTGGCGGATACGATTTCCGGTCTGTCACGATTTATGGCTGGCCGTTCGTTGTCACTGTATGAATTTGCTGACCGTGTCACCAGCAAAAATAACAATGCCGATCCCTCATTCTGGGACTGGACGCCTGCGCTGAAAGCTCTGTTTGAAAACGCGCTGACGTATAATTCTCTGTCGGTTACATCCGGGATCGCTTATCGCAATATGTCCGTGCATTGCCCCGGTGGCCATTACCTCATTAGCGAAGAGGCTTTGTTGAATAAATCAGATTTCGGGTAAGTCTCCCCCGTAGCGGGTTGTGTTTTCAGGCAATACGCACGCTTTCAGGCATACCTGCTTTCGTCATTTTGTTCAGCGCTCGTACCAGGGCCATAGCCTCCGCAACCTGACCATCGTAGTCACGCAGCGTCAGTGAACCCCCGAACAGCTGTTTTACCCGGTACATCGCCGTTTCCGCTATCGAGCGACGGTTGTAATCTGTTGTCCATTTCCACCGCGCATTACTCCCGGTCATTCGCTGATTAGCCACTGCACGGTTACGGTCTGCATATTCACCGGGCCAGTAACCCGCGCCTTTTCGGGGTGGGATAAGCGCGCTGATTTTCTTACGCCGCAGTTCATCGTGACAGAGCCGGGTGTCGTAAGCGCCGTCTGCCGATGCTGCCCTGATTTTTCTGTGAGTCTGCCGGATAAGACCCGGGAAGGCTTCTGAGTCCGTCACATTGTTCAGCGACAGGTCTGCACAGATGATTTCATGTGTGTTGCTGTCAACTGCCAGATGCAACTTTCGCCATATACGACGGCGTTCTTTGCCGTGTTTTTTGACTTTCCATTCGCCTTCACCAAAGACCTTCAGCCCGGTGGAATCAATCACCAGATGCGCGATTTCACCCCGGGTGAACGTTTTGAAACTGACATTAACCGACTTTGCGCGCTTGCTGACACTGGTGTAATCCGGGCAGCGCAACGGAACATTCATCAGTGTAAAAATGGAATCAATAAAACCCTGTGCAGCCCGCAGGGTCAACCTGAACACGCGTTTAATGACCAGAACGGTGGTGATGGCGAGATCAGAATAGCGCTGAGGTCTTCCCCGTGATGAAGGCGTTGCCGACTCATACCAGGCCTGAATAGCTTCATCATCCAGCCAGAAAGTTATGGAGCCACGGTTGATGAGGGCTTTATTGTAGGTGGGCCAGTTGGTGATTTTGAACTTTTGCTTTGCCACGGAACGGTCTGCGTTGTCGGGAAGATGCGTGATCTGATCCTTCAACTCAGCAAAAGTTCGATTTATTCATAGATGGTCGCCTCCTGTTTGCCAAGCTAAATATGTTGTGGTGGCTTTACTGGTCATCGATTGCAGCCATAGATCCGGACTTTGCCGAGGTGATGTAAAATACCTCTGTCCCTGATGGAATACGCTGATGGAGGCCTCTATCAACAAAGCGCTCTTTCAGGAGCCTTGAATAAACCGGGTTTTCCCCATCGCGGTCTGACCTGTCTTGCCATCACTTCATGCTTGCCTGGGCAATCGGTGGTGTTGTTTCTGTCTTACTGATTAAGCAACTTAAGCGCTTATTATTGGTGCACAATACTCCCGCTCTTTGGCCAGGAGCGCCCACACAGTCCGCGCATTCTTGTTAGCCAATGCTACCGAGGCAATGTTGTTATTCCGGCGCGCCATTAGCTGGTTAGCCCAGCTCGATACGGCATCCTGTTTATGTTTGGCCGACTGCAATACCGCCCTGGCACCATGGATAAGCAAGGTCCTCAAATAGGTATCACCTCGCTTGCTTATCCCGAGCAGGACTTGTTTACCCCCACTGGAGTGCTGACGTGGAACCAATCCGAGCCAGGCAGCCAGTTGTCGGCCATTCTCGAAATTGTTGGCTTTACCAATGGTCGCAATCAGCGCGCTGGCGGTAACAGGGCCAATACCAGGGATCTTGCCGATACGCTGGCAGAGAGCATTTTGCCGATAGCACTGCTCAATCTGCTTGTCGAGTGTAGCGATGACATCGAACAGGTACGCCATGTGGTGCTGTAGTAGACTCAGCTGTGTACGAAACAGGACGGGTAACGGGTTATCCGCATCTTCCACGAGCTCAGGTAATCGTCGCTGTAGCTGCTGGATACCTCGGGGGACGACAATGCCAAATTCGGCCAATAACCCCCTGATTTGATTGGCTTGTGCGGTTCGCTGTTTGATGAAGCTCTGACGACTCCGGTGAAGTGCCAATACGGCTTGCTGCTCAGCGGTTTTGACCGGCACGAACCGCATGTTAGGTCGAGTGACGGCTTCACAAATAGCTTCAGCGTCTGCAGCATCATGCTTATTGGTTTTAACATAGGGTTTGACGAACTGAGGGGCCATCAGTTTGACATTATGGCCCATCGATATCAGTTTATTGGCCCAGAAATGAGCAGATGCACAGGCCTCCATGCCGATCAAACAGGGTGGGATGTTGGCAAAAAAGGAGGCCATTTGTGCCCGTCTGAGTTGTTTGTTGAACAACCGTTTTCCGTGCTCGTCAACCCCATGGATCTGGAAAACGTTTTTTGCCAAATCGATTCCAATAGTTTTAACGTTCATGATAGCAGCGCTCCGTTCAATGAGTGACGATTTATCGTCCCACTGTGGCACAAGAGATGGGAGGCGACCATTCCATTAACAAAGCCTAGCGAAGATATAAATATTACCGATCCGACAACGGCGACGGCGGTGGGTGAGAAGATGACCATCAATATATATGGTGACGGGCCGAATGCAACGGTGTTTGCCTGTGCAGTACCGGGCATGAAACTGTTTAATATCAAATGCACTGTGCATCTGAGTGATTTCGGTATGCGTGGGTTTCGTGCTGCTGATGGCAGTTCGACGACCACGCTGATGACGTTGGGCGATCTGACCGGGGATAACCCGGTCAGTGGTTCGTCTTTCCGTCGCTTAAGGTTCAATTATTCACATCATAATATTGTGATTAATCACGCATTCGATTGTTATTTTGAGCAGGTCAACGTTCATGATATTCCGGGCGGAACGGTGAATGATGAATCCACGGCAATTGATATCAAAGCGGTGGTGAAAGACAACACCAATAATCTTTTTTTCAATAAGGTGCATCTTGAACAGGCATATGGAAATAATGTGACATTCCTGCGTGCGAGAAAACCAAAGCAAGCAGGTAGCTATCATCACACGCTGGACTTTACCGGGCTTCATGTTGAAACTCGTCGCTATGATGCCAGAAATATAGACCTTGAAGGGGTGATTACGTCCGGATTCAGGGGGCTACATTTCATCAGGAATAATACGCGGGGTGGTGATACAACCTATAAAGTGTCACGCCGTATTGTTACATTAAAGGACTGTAATAACCTCTGCTTCGGTGATGGTCTGATCTCCCACAGTGGGGATTCATTTGAAGATATGATTGCACCAATACTGCATACGGGAACGGTTAAAAACGTCGTGTATGAGCGTATGCGTATTGTTCCATGTAATACCAGCGTCAGTGATATTGACAGCTATCTGACTAATGAATCTACGGATACGCTACTTATTGCAAACGTATTCAGGGATTGTTTATTTAATAACTTCGATACATCCGTGCTGGTTAACACACTGTTTAAGTTAAGCAGTCGTAAACACATCAACCGTGCGCATTATATGACCGTTGATGAGAGCGGCTTTCTGATCGGTTCATTCAGTAACAGTGCGGAGGGACTGTCCAAAAAAGACATTTCCCGACTTTCAAATGACGGTGATCTGTCAGTGGCTTCGCGCTGTGCGCCGTCGCTGGTAACTGTAGAGGCGGGAAACGCTGTCACGTATATCCTGCCTAATCCAGGGGGGAAGAACGCCAGTAAACGCGGCGTGGTGACGTTGTTTTCAAAAAACAATCTCAGTACGGGGACGGCAATTTTTACCACGTCGGGCGGCGATCTGAAAGAACATGCTAATGGTGGCCTGTATAAAATCAAAGCCACAACCGACAGGGTGAGCGGATATGTCAACGTCTCACTGAGTGGTGGCAATCTGTTAATTGAAAACCTGACCGCGAACCCGTTTAACTTCGGGATGGATTTCCTCGGATTTATGGACTGAATGATGAATCATGCAATTGTTATTGAAGGTGTGGTGTTCGAAAACCCGACGCGGGAAAAAGTTCTGGAAACCCTTCCGGATTATGATGTGTCAGAAATTGATAATATTCTGGCTGAGCTTCAGCGGAGTACTGACGCCTCAGAACAGAATACGTTTAATATTCTTGAAGCATGGAAAGAGCAGAAGCGTGCGGAAATTAACAGCTGGCGTGATGCGCAGTTTATTCTGCCGGTCACGTTCACTTATGACGGTAAAGCCTATCTGTCATCAATGGATAACGTCAGTATTCTGAAGTGCTATCAGGATTATTTACCCGATGGGACGATCTGGACGGCTGAAGACGACAGCGATTTATTACTGAATGCGCAGGTGGTCAGTGAATTACTGAACCTGATGCAGGCGTCATTATCTGAAACGTATTCGCGTATTCATGCTGAGGCGCGGGATAAAAAGAGTCTTGTCGAAAGTGCCACTGACATTATCGGTGAAGAGTAAACGCAGGTCAGGCTATGTGGAAATACAGCAATATTCAGTTCAGTGATGCCCTGTCAGCCGTGAACTGTTCAGTGGTCCCGGCGCATCCGTGGATATACGGGCTGGGTCAGCAGACAGAGAACGGCCTGTACCTGAGTCCGTCCAATGCCGTGGCCTGGCTGGCCCGGCAGCTGGCCAGCACGGGCAGCGTGTCCGATGTGGTGATTGTGCTGGTCACCGGTGACGGCCATGATGATTTTATGGCGAATATCGATGGCCTCGTCAGTGTCCTGCCGGTTCCGGCCATGATGCAGGTGAAACGCCTCGCTCAGTCAGCCGCGCTGCTGGCCACGGAAAAAATGGTGATCCCGGGCGGCATGGAAACCGCGCTACCGTCTGCGATCGCGTTCACACCTGCCACGCTAAGGGCGGCGCTGAATGCGAAGACTGTTGCAACCGCGCAGCAGGCGGCGGGCGCGGGTGTCAGCCTGGACGGCATGAAATCTGCCCTTGAGGGATTTATCAGTCAGCGGGCGCAGCTGCTTAACGACATGGCAAGCGGGCTGGAAGCGCTGAAAGGGAAAAGCGCGCAGGCATGGACGTTCGTGGCCTCCGGCGACGTGGCCACCACGCTGGCCGGGCTGGCCAGAGATATTCCGGCAGCGTCAGCCGTGCACTGTGCGGCGGTGATGCTGGCCGGTGAGGATTTACAGGGAATACGGAGCCTTATTCATGACATCGATCCCGACACTGGCGCTTAACGGCGAGGGCATCCCGCTGCAAAACATGACGGTCACGCTGTCGATGCAGTTTCAGGACTCAGACCAGGGCGGCCAGACCAGTTCAACGGCAAAAGCAGAGCAGGGCGTGAAGGGAAAAGAGCTGCGCATCACCGGACTTATCCCGTTTACCCGTGCCGATGTACTGAAGCGCATTTTTGAGCTGGCCATTGCCCAGGGCAGTGACGGCAAACGCGTTCGCTACCGCGTGGCGCATGAAACTGCCCGCGCCGTGGGGTTGCGTGAAGCGATGTTCACCGGCACGATCGATGCGCCGAAACAGGATGGCAAAATGGCCTGGCTGGTGACGTTCACCCTGACCGAACAGATGAGTGTGCCGGAGAAGCGCGAAGAGCGGGCGGCCAGCAAGACCACGGCGACCAAGCAGACGGCTGGCACCGGGACGGGCGGTACATCCGGGACAGCGGCGGCTGAGGACGAAACAAAAATGACGTGGTTTGAAAGCAGAATACTGAAACCGTTTAACGACGCGCTGGGGTGATATGAAACCTGTCCAGAGGCTTTACCTGTCGGGTGATAAGGTCCATTTCTCCGATATGCAGCTGGTGCTTGAGCTGAACAGCTGCGGTCGCGGGTTTATCACCGCGCAGACCGGAACAGATTACACCGGCAAACTGGTGCGCGTGGATGTAGGCTACATGGATAAAGTGCTGCGCTGGTTTACCGGATACGTGGAACGATCGCAGCCGGTGGAAAACGGTTTTCAGCGGCTGTTTGTCAGGGAGTTGGCGGGCGTCTTTGATAAAGCCTGGCCGTGCTCGATGCAGCATCCAACCCTGCGCCAGTTGGCCGCGTGGCTGACTGAGCACAGTGGCATCACCGTGCAGGTGCCGGATGCCGTTTATTCTGATACCCCGATCCCACATTTTACCCACAGCGGCACCGGCTTCCAGCTGCTGAACGGGGCCGGACAAGCGTTTGCCGTCCCGGACTGTATCTGGTATCAGTTGCCGGACGGCGATCTGTACATCGGTGGCGCGGATAAGTCCCTGTTTGCCGGGCGGCCGGTAGAGCTCCCGGCAGAGTTTGGCCGTGCAGGTGCCGGAGGTAACAGCATCACTCTTCCGCTGATCCAGTCCATGAGGCCGGGCGTGGAGATGAACGGCCAGCGCATCACGAAAGTGGAGCTGAACAACGGCGATATGGTGTTGACCTGGACGCCACGCAACAAAACCACTGGCCAGCCGTTGCAGAAAACGCCGTTTCAGCGTCAGGCTGAAAAGCATTACCCGGAGCTGGCCAGCGGCCTGCATACGCCAAAAATGGCGCGGGTGGTGGCGCACACGGAACCGGCAGCCAGTGGCAATTTTGCCGATCCGTTCCGTCCGCGTTACGCGGTTAACGTGCAGTTGCTGGACGCTGACGGCAACCCGGACGGTGACACGCCGGTGTATTCCGCTGTCCCGCTGCCGGTTCCGATGGCCGGGCATGATTCCGGCATGTTTCAGTATCCGCCGGTGGGCACGCTGGTTGAAATGGGATTCACCGGCGGGCGTGCTGATAAGCCGTTTATCCGGCAGACGCTGGCAGACGGTCACAGCCTGCCGGATATCCAGCCGGGTGAACAGCTGCAACAGCAGCGGGAAGGGGTATCGCAACGCATCACGCAGGCGGGCGACTGGGTGCGCCAGACTGACCAGACAATCAGCGAATCATCCATGACGCGAAACGTTACCGCAGACACGGAAACGCGGGAGCTGGTCAGCCGGGAAACGACCGTGAAAGCTGCGGACAAAACCACGGTTGTCGGCACTCACTCCCTGATGGCCGGTGCAATCCAGCAGGTCAGTGCCGGTGATTTCAGCCAGGCGGTGAAGGGCAACAGACTGGCTGCAGTAAGTGGAAATGTTCAGGAAGAGATTGCCGGAAACCTGTCGGAGCAGATTGGCCAGCTGCGCAAAAGCATCGCGGGCGCCAGACAGGACATCATTGCGCCGGTGGTGTGGATTGGGTCCGGGCAGGTAAATATTGCACAGTGTCTGCTGGATACGCTGGACCTCGTTAAATCCCTGGCCGACACGCTGGCCAGCCATTCGCACCCCGGCACCGGCAACCCGAACAACAGCGGCGAAATCGCTGCTCACGGCAGCACGGCAACCGCGCTGAACGGGAAATATTCTCCGATAATTGGATAGTCATACCCGACCAACATAACCCGCCGTGTGCGGGTTTTTTTATGCCCCTCACCAGACTGCACAGAACGGCCATAGCGGGCCGTAACCACCGAATCACGCCAGCCCATCAACCAAAACAGATCGTGTTAACAGCATCGCGCAGGCTGACGTTAAGGCACAGACAAAATCACGTAACTGACCAAAACGGCGCTACACCGCACCCGCCTGCAAGTTTCGTATCATAAAAATTTTTCAGTTTGAGTTTTCTACAAACGATATCGCCAGCCCGCGCCGTTGCGGTGCTTCTGCAAGAATCCGCCAACTGAAAAGAGTGAAGAGAATTTCAGTAAATTTCAGTATTAATGATTTTTGATATTAAAATCCTAATGATTAAACAATTGAATTTTATGTGATTTTTTTTTTTTTTTTTTTTTGGTCTAAAAATAAGATTCATGGAGAACAAGGGGGGGGGGGCAGATGAAAGGAAAAAACTAGGCAGGCAGAGGATTGAAGCGACGTGTGATAAAAAATGAAACTGAAGAGTAGTGCCAGGGCTATTTTTATAATCTTAAATAAAATAATTTTCCTAAATTATTTAAAAGTAATTTTGTATTATATCTCACCCACCATTCATTGGTTTTATGTTCTGGTTGGTGGGTGAGTGCGCATAAAAATGTCGATGTGCTAGTTTAAATTTTTAATTTTGATATTTCTAAAAACACTTTCCTTAATGCAAAGTAGTAAGGAATGAATGTTAGGGCGAATCCTAAAGATATAATCCAGAATAGTAATTCTTTTTCGAGACTGAAACGGGAATAAATCTCATTAATAATTAATGGTGCGACAATTCCGAAAGTAAGTGTTGAGTAGATAAAGGTGTAAATGATTTTTGTGTCCGGTAGGGATTTGAAAAATGATTGTAGGTTGTTGTATTTTTTCTTTTCTTCAATCAGTTCAGGCATTACTTCATTAAGTGCATAATCGAATCTATCAGTTAATTGATTTAATGAGGCTATTAAATCATGCTTGTGGTAACTAATTTTGATAAGACTATCTTTGATAAGTCCTGCTGTACTCTCATCGACTTTATTATGTCTTTTTCCTATATTTACTCCCATTTGCCGTGTTAGTTGTTCGTCAACAGATATTGTCCAAGGTAAATTACCTTTTGCTATCTCAAGTGCAATGTGGTCTAGTTTTGGTAGTTCAATATCATAATATCGATTGATGTTTGAAATGATGTATTGATTGTTTTGTTTAATCATCCATGACATTTCATGAAAGAAATGAGCCATGTTACTAGCTCGATGAATGTCGGATTTTAGGAAATCTTCAAAATTTTCATCAGAACCTAAAAAAGGGCTTCTGGATAGGAATCTGCTCGCATAGTTATTGAGCAAAGTAAATTCTCTATTGAAGTCAATAATAAATTCTAGACTGGAACGGTTCCTCTCAAGGTTGTAGATTATATTTTTTATTCTACTGCGGAAGCCCTCGTAAAAATCATTGTCACTAGCATTTTCGTAAATATCTTCGAACTCTCCGCCGCCATTGAATCCTATATAAAAAATTTCGTTTATTGCTTTGCATTTTTCAATGACGCTGCTTTTAGATTTCAAAATATTTTGGTAGGCAATAGGAAGAACTACGACAACAACTGCAACAACAATACTAAGGATGGTTGCATGAATTGATGGTATTAGTGAGAGCAT